ATTAAGGTAAATATCTTCCCAAGCAGCACCTTCTTCTGCTACTGAATCTGACCAAGAGTGAGCACCTAAACCACAAATTGCTGGTTGTCCAAGTTGTGCTTGTTTATAAACACCTAATAAGAATGTCTTGTTTTTGTTGCCGACCTTCATACGTCCAGCCCACATCGCATCCATTTCATCACTTGTGCGAGTTGATAGTACATTGAGAGCGGTTACTTGTCCGCCTCTTTCAATAGGTTCGGTAACAAGTATTGATTTCTTTGCGGTCGCTGTCTGTTCTGTATCAAGTGTCATATAGTTTCCACTATCTTGCTTACCAGACAGTTCAGTATTTATCTTATCAGCGGACCACGTATTGAGAGATGTTGTGGATATATCGTTTATTACTGTTGAACTGATTACGTCATTAGTAATATTAATACCATTGCCCGCTGTATACGAACCAGCAGGTCCTTGTGGTCCTTGTGGTCCAGTTTCTCCTTGTGGTCCTTGCGGTCCAGTATCACCTTTCTCGCCTTGGAAGCCACGGTCGCCTTTTGGACCTTTCTCACCCTACGGACCTCTTGCCCCAGGTTGTCCCTACGGACCTTGCGGACCTTGCGGACCAGTCGCGCCTTGCGGACCTGTGCTACCTGTTGCTCCCTTTGCTCCTTGTGGAATAGTAAAGTCAAGTATCGGGTCGCTTGCGGTTCCTCGGTTGACTACGGATGCCTACGTGCCAGGCTCACCAGTAATGGTATCGCCTACACTTACGCTTACGCCCGCATCACCTTTATCACCTTTATCACCCTTTTCGCCTTGTGGGCCCGCAGGACCAGCAGGACCAGGCATTCCGCATACGCCCATTTCGCCGAGTAGTTTCTTCGGCTCATTATCTATAATGCCTGTTAGTTCAATCATACGCTCACCTCTACTGTAAGTTCAAAGTAAGACTGTGGGATGATAGTATAATAGTTGCCCTCGGTTGTAGTAAGTTGAACGTCATAATAATAAGTGCCTACATTGAGAGCGGATGTATCACTATGGCTAATTACGATGTAGTGTTCTGCGTCGGCAGTCTTTGTAAGTATGCTTTGACCGCTGACGTTTTTGACAGTCAAGGTAATAGTATCTGTGCTCTTGATTGCGTAATCTCCACCATCAAGTGTCTTTACTCGCACGAACATAGATGCCGTATCGCCTTTTGTCAGTTTTATGTTATGTCTTTTGTCTATGATAAACATTATTTATACCTCCACGACTGCTACATAGCAACATCTACAATTTGGATGTATAGGTAATTGCGGAGCCTCATTGATTGGGTATTTCTTACCCTAAATACTCGCACATTCATCGCATTCGCGTTCATCACCAGCATCAATTATCTCAACATACTCAACACCTGCTTCGGCATACTTATCCATTGTTGATTTACTCTGGACGTAAGCCAACTCGGTGCGAGCCAGTCTGTCTGCTTGTGCGAACCCAACATTAAAGGTATTGACGATTTCTGCGGCGAGCCTATCGTGTGAAGCACCAGCCGCCACACAGTCAATCAATCCTTGTTCTAATTTGTTTGCGAGCAATGCTTTGTTGCTCCATATGCGGTCGCTAAACATTTTTCCATCACTACACCAAATAGACCTTACAGCATCTTGGACGGCCGCAATGTTAGGTGTTGATGTAAGACCAAAAGAGCCACCAACTAATTTTGCGTTATTCAAATAAAAGTTGGTTAGTCTATCATCAAACAAGTCGTTTTCTTTGATACCTAACTTGTCTAATTCGCCGTTTATGTTATTCATCAACTCATAGTAGCGGTTATATTTGTATAAATCGCTTACGAGTAATGTTCCATCGCCTGCTGCGATTTGTAGTTCGTCGTATAGTGAAACGATATCGCGTTTCAGCGTCCGCAGTGTTTGGTTATAGCGTTTTGCTAATTCTCTATCAAACTGATGAAGTGATACATCATATAAGCGTTGTTGTTCGTCAAATAGACGATTACTCCAATACTTCATCTTTCTTCACCTCGTCTTCATTTGAGCCGAAGTTATACATTTCCAGGTTTGCTTGCTTTTGAGCGTTTATAAGTTCAAGTTCTCTATCAACATCATTAACAAATGGGATTTGAGCCAATAAAGTAGCATCACTAACTAATCCGCGGAATTGGTTGATTGTCTGTGCGATATCAAGTAAGTTCTCTGGTAAGTTGCGTGTGAAGTGGATTTGAATATCTCTCCAAAGTGTCTCACCATTAGTAAGTGCTACAACAGCAGAAAGCAACTCAATTCTTCTTTGGAGTGCTTTACGCATAGCACCTTCAATGGCGGCCGCATTGTTCTCAAAACCGATGAGTTTATAACGCATAGCAACGCCAGATTGTGCCATAAACTTTTCATTATTGAAGTCAGGACTGTTAGCCATCTTGTGGATGTTGTCGTTTATGTTTTTCAGCATATTCTGGATTTGAGTGTCATTTATGTTCTTTGTGAGATATTGAGCGTCGCTATCTGCGTCCATCATAAGAACGCGGTGTTCCTTCATAAGGTTCAACTACTCATCATCAGCAATCATACCTTTCAACACTAAATAACTATCACAGAATGCCTCAAAGTCAGTAATTTCATCACTCTGTAATTCGTTGTAAGCATCTTGGAGTGTCATTACCTTCGCAAAGATAGATTGTTCGTCTTTATTGAGTGAGAATACCGTAATAGGAACCTGTCCGTAGAAATGTGGTATTTCCTCAAAGAGTTCAAATGATGTAAAGCCAGGTGCGGAGTGATAGCGGCGGATGTTTGTTTTACTATATACCTCAACAAGGTAAGTTTCCGTCTGCTTCTCTACGAGGTCTTCACGCCAGAACCTAACCACATACTCTAAATTGCTGTCAAGTGTATTATCATAAATAGCAATACATTCGCGGCTATCTAATGTGCGGAAACGTTGTTCTGCGTTCAGGTCAGTATAAACAACCTCATATGCCTTACCAAAGATAAGTGCTTGGCGGAGATACTCATTATCTTCGCTCGCAACGTCATTGTAGTTGAGAATGTCTATGATTGGGTCAATTTCTACGTCATCGTGTGAGTAATTTACAGGAATACCTGTGATATACCCATTATAATTTTGAACGATGTTATCGCAGTAATTAGTAATGACCTAATGGACTTTCTTACCTACATCTGTTGGCTTTTTATAGCATATTGCTTGTTTGCCCTGGTAGTAATTCCAGTATTTTTGTAGTTGCGGCAGTTCCTTCGTCTGGAATTGAAGTAGGATTTTACCTAATCTATCCACAGTCAGTTCTGCGTCTTTTTCAATTACATACATTGTTAGTAAAAATCCTCCATTTTTTATAAATCTAAAACGGATTTATCCAGTGTCCGCAGTCCTCGTTTAGTGTAGATATCGCTGTATGCGTATCCCAAAGCATCAATAGCGTGGGAGAACTCATGAGTAAAACTATCCTTGAACTCTCCTGTCTTTTTATCTTTCTCATACGCAAAGTTTTCCAGGTTCATTACCATATTCTCGCAGGATGGATGGATTACGAGTTTATGGTTTTGAATAAAGGAAATGCGGGCTTCCACTGAACCAGCACCTTTGAGACACGGTTGAGCGTTTATTCCTTTTGATTTGAGGAATGAAATCGCTCTTGGGTCGGCGGCATCACAATAGATACGTGATTTAGTCAGCTTCATCTTTGTAATGCTGTCGTATATATTATCAAGTGTCATACCAGGACCATAGGTCTCATTGACAACGTAGATAATCTTGTTTTCTTTATCGTAAAGTGAATGAATGATTGCGGTTGGGTCTGTAAAGCCAAGGTCGCAGCCGCATCGTGTTTCACAAGTTTTTGCGAGTTCCATAACATCAAAATCGCGTGCTTCCCAGTTAGAGAAGACGAGACCTTCACTTGGCACGCCCCATTCACCCAAGCCATATATCTTCCACTTGGAAGGATTACGTGTTTCCAGTTCCTCTATGGATTTTACGTATTCAGCAGAAAGGAATTGGTTATCTTTGTAGGTGGAGTGAAGGAAAATGCTATTCTCTGGTGGATTTGACATAGAGAAATCATAAAGCCAGGACTTCTTACTAATTGGGTTCCACGACATTATGATTTGTTGGTCCGCAATCTTTGCTCTCATACGTAGATTGAGTTGTTCTACCGTAGATTGCGGCACCTCGTATGCTTCTTCAATCCACACACAACCAATATCATTGATAGAGAGCAACTTTTGCTCGTCATCCAGTCCAAGAAAGATTACTTCGCTACCATTAGGAAACTGGATATGAAAATCGGTTTCTCGTATCTTCACATACTCAATAATCTTCCATTTAGTGAGAACTTCTTTGAATAGCGAAAAACACGAGTTCCGCAATGTGCTACCATAGCGGCGGCACACTAAAACTCGTATCTTTTCAGTACAGCACCTAATTATCAATTTCTAACAGATGCTATAACTCTTTGATGAACCCGCACTGCCGCACCAGAACTCCCACCTATGCGAGTAGTCCTGGATGTAAGGCAGAGCAACATTTGTGAATAATTTTTTAGATAAGTTGAGATTTACATTAGGCATTAGTTATCTCCAAGCGATATGTTGATACTAATGTCGCCTTCAACTTTTGCTTCTACTTTCTGTGTGGGAGCATAACCTTTATAGTCAAGTATGTATTTAGCGGCCTTAAAGTCGCCAGATTCGACTAAATCACTCATTGTTTGAGTAGCCTTGTATTTCATATTTTCCCACTTCTACGAGAGACGTGCCTCTAACTCATCACGGAAGCCACCTTGATTAGACCAACGCCAATTATATATAGTTTGAATTGGAATACCCATTTGTTCTGCGTAATGATTCATATCAATAAGTGGGTTCTCTATATAGGCGTCAATCAACGCCTGTTGTCTTTTATTCAATGCCATCGCGACACCTCCATTAGTTATCTAACAAAAAGTGAGCGGATTGCCCGCCCACTACGTAATTTTGGTGATTTACCTTGCTTTATCGTCTCCCCTTATGCTAAAAACTCAATAATGTCTTCTACCTTCATACCAATCTCATCTGCCAATGTTCTTAACTCTTCGGTATCTTCTTGTGTGTCAATTCCCATCTGGTCGCAGTGATAAACCAGTGCGTTCCAAAGAACATTCTTTACATTGTAGATATCCATTTCATCAAAATTCTTAATTGTGCGTATCATAATTTCTGCCTTTCTGCCATATCGGCTTTCTTTTCTCTTAACTTTTTACACTTATATTATATCAAAGATTTAAGAAAAAAGCAATATTTTCTGCGGCGGAAGTGGTATTTGACCGTAATTGTTTCGGTTAATTAAACTCGTAGATTGGGTATTGCTTCATATCGTCCGAAAACTGCGGGAGCCCATAGATGATAACGCCCCAGGTCCAGTCCCAGATGTCGCTGATTAGGGTGCGGACGCGTTCGTGGTGCCAAGACAGATACACATAGCGTCCGTCTTCGCCCGTATAGGTCTTCATCAGTTTGCCTGTGGTAAGGCTAAATAGGTTGTAGTGGTCGCTGATGAGGTAGCGGTCCGCGTACTTACCAGGGACTGCGACCCAGCGTTCGCCAGGTGCGGTTTGGGTGCGGAGTTGGTTGAGTAGTAATTCATTTAACGGTTCCATTTTTTATTCCCCCTATTTACTATGCGGGCTTCCATAGCCTGCCTAATTCTGTCGTATTGCGGAGTTCGCTTTCGGTTATTTGTGTGATGATGCGGTCATTGCTTTTCTCCTTTGTTAGAACCCGAGGTCCTGTATTATTGATGCTTTTGAATTACTGACGCCGGACGAATCATCATCTCCATTTATATTTTCATTTATATTTATATTATCATCTACATTATCATTTACATTTACATTTACATTTACATTTACATCTCTTTGTTTTTTTTGTATTTTTTGTATTTTTTGTAAATCAGGGAACTCTGTGTTGATGACTTTGATACGATATGATACATCCTGTTGTGTTAGTCCTAATAGTTCGCCTATCTTCTTCTGCGTCATTCCCTTGTTGAGTAAATCAACTATTTCTCGTAGTTGTAATGTGCGTATGCGGGCTTCTATTCTATTTTCATATTTGATTATGTTGCGTTCTGCTATTATCTCTGTTGAGCGTAGCATTCTCTTCACGCTCTTATCATCGCATTTATATGTTCCGCCAAGTGCTATTGTCATAGTGGCTACGGCGAGGTCTAATGCTAACCCTACATCACCATCATTGAGGTAGATATCCAAGACGTTGTCTAAATCACTTTGATTGATGATGCCAGTTCCTTTTGTTATGTTGCTAACTGTTATCATATGTTTTCCTCTAAATAAAAATGAGGTAGTAGTAGTTCTCGTCCAACTACTGCTACCTCACTATATGAACCTTACGGTTATATGTTATGTATGCTAAATGCGGACGAGGCATTTATTATTTAGTTATGGGTAGTTTTGAGTGATACCCAGCACATATATATAATCATTATAATAGTTGGAGGCCATTATAATTATGGGCGGAGAGTGCGGACGACGCTAAATCACATTGTCCGCGGAGAAAAAGACAATAGGAGAAAAGATTATTTCTAACCCTTCACCTATAAGTAAGAATTACTGTCAGTCGCTACAATTTTTTAGTGTCGACTGCGTTTTTTTGTTATTTTCTACTTATATTATATCAAGATTTTCTCCGTTTTTTAAATTTTGACTTCGCTAGTCAAATATTCATCTCTGCTAATGCTTCATCTTTTTTCATACGGCGTCCGCCCACTACATACCACCATTCATATCCCGCACAGGTCTTCTGGTTGCCTGCCAAGGCATATCTAATTGCTCTACTGTTGCGGTTCAGGTCCCTACAAGCATCAGCCACACTATCATATATCTTTTCCTCGTTATCCTTTACGGCTACGATATAATCATACTTTACCCTTATGCGTGGTCCGTTCTCTGTGTTGCCCTTATTTATGTTGTCCTATTGGGTGAGCCATTGGAGATTGGCTATGCGGTTGTCTAATTTATTGCCGTTGATGTGGTCTGCGACCATAGCATCATCAGGTGGTAATCCTAACCACGCCATTGCTACCAGGCGATTGACGCGTTGGGTATTGCGTCCGCTTCCCGTAGTGAGCCTTACTTTGTAATAGCCTGTTGATGATACAGTAGGTTTAAGCCACTTTCCGCTTACTTCGCTGTATATGTCGCCATCTGCGGATGCGTAATATTTAGGATATCCTGGGATTGGCTTTACTTCTACTTCTACTTCGCTAACTTTTTTCTTTACTGTCATAATTCTGTTCTCCTTGGCGGTGTCCGCCTAATTAAATAATTATTTGGGATTTTCTCCCTTCACTAACTAAGTAGAGTTTGGATATAGGGAGTAAATAATTTTGGTGCCAACTGACAGAGATAAATATTTCTCTCGCTTTTGCTCAAAATGGCTACGTGTAAATTGTACTCCAAGCCACTTGCCTAATACCCTATTGCGTGTTATAATTTACTCTGTCTATACCGCAATTAGTGCCAGTTGATTGGCAGAAAGGAAAACGGCTTATGGTAGATTATAAAAATTGCTCTTTACAAGACCTGGTTGATATGGCCCGCGAAGAAGGACATATTAGTTATCTCAAAACACTCGCAGAAAAGACATACAAAACCGAAGATGGTAAGAAGCGTAAGATTAGTTTCTTTGAAATCAAGAAAGCATACTACACCAAATATCACGAAGATGCTCTTCCAGTAGCAAAAACAAAGAAAAAGACAATGTATGATATCCTCGCAGAGTTAGAGGACTAAAAGAAAGCGGCAGAGGCGTAAAATCGTCCATCTGCCGCATTTTTATTTTGTTTTGGTATAAATTATCGTCCGTTGCGTTTTATTCGCTTATTTTGGCGATTTTTGTCGTCAATCATTGAGTATTGACTGTATCCTTCTTTGATGTCCTCACCGAAGACGGATACGTAGTGAGCGGACATTGTGATTTGGCTATGTCCCAAGATGCTCTGTAAGGTGAAAGGATTAACACCTGCGAGGACGGCGTGTTTCGCAAAAGAGTGGCGAAGATGATGAATTGCCGTATCTTCCACGCCACGCATCTCGCAATATCTCTCATAAGCAAGTCGGCACGCATTTTCACTCATTCTGCCGCCAGTGATAGAACAGAACACATAATCATCAGGTTCTGCGTCCGCACGCCACGCATTGATGAAGTCCCGCAGTATAGGTGCCAAAGCATTACTGATTGGAACTTTTAGGTATTTCTTGGACTTTGTGTGAGATGCGACAATCATTCGGTTAGTCATATCTATGTCTTTCATTGTCAAGTCGCATATAGTGCCTTTGCGGAAGCCCGTAGCAAGAACAGTATTGACTATTACCCACATACGATACTCTGCGTAGTTCGTAGTCAGCGGCCGCACTAAAAGTCGTTCTATATCATCATCGGTTAGGCATTTCGGTGCTGTTTCCTGTTCCTTCATAAGTGAGATTGGGAACTTTTCGTCGGTGTATTCTTCGTCTTGCGTCCAGTAGATAAATGCCCTAATATCCCTCAAATAGTGATTGATACTCGCCGTCTTTATTCCCTGATGTTGAAGTGCGGCCGTCCATAAAGTTATTTGATTCTTTGTTATCACATCTATACTGGTTGTCTCATCATACCCCATATCTTTCATCCATTTGAGGTAAGACTTGGTATAGTTCGCGGTTGTGCTGCGGCTTTTACCTTGGATTATCTTTTCACTGATAAATCCCGCAAATAACTCATCTATCGTGAGATGCTTTGCCTTGATTGATTGTTTGATTCTATGTGCCATAATTCCTCCATCTTGACCTTATGATTATTTTATTAGCATAATAAATCATTTGCTCTATCTTGTCAATGAAAAACCGCAACACCTTGATAATTCAAAGATGTGCGGTTGATTATTTTTTCATTTTGTGAGAAGTTTATTACGAATCAGCTGCTCTACCGACTGAGCCACATCAGCTTGATTTTTCAACGTTGAGCGGTTTATTATTTTTGATTTTGAGCTAATGATTATTTCGTTCATCATCTATCATAAAGCCGCTTGGCGTCTAATGTATTTATAATAACAAAAATGAGGGCTTATTACAAGCCCCCATCGTTATTGATTGATATAAAAATCTTTCAGGTTTTCATATTCTTTTTTTAAATCGTCAATATGGTCGCCGTAGCATTGGTGTTGTAGCACTTGAATTAGTGCCTTACCCATTACTCTTTGACCTTGTTTGAGTTCTTCAACATCATCTTTGAGTTTGACCAACTCATTGAGCGGTTTGACTATGTATTTAGCGACTGCGGTAATAGCACCACTAATTGTGATGATAGCACCGCAGATTAATAAGACCGTTTCCATATATCCTCCATTACGAGTAATAAATAATTACACAACCACCAGCACCAGCGGTTCCATTACTACCAGTTCCGCCAGTTCCTCCAGCCGTTCCATTTTGATTATATGACTGACCTGTCCAGGATGCATTACCACTAACAGTGATATAAGCGGAAGCACCACCAGCTCCACCGCCTCCAGAGTATCCACCATTACCACCATATCCTATTCCAGATACAGCAGATGGAGATGTTGCATTAGCACCATTAATTCCAGTGGCGTTATTACCATATGACGCACCACCACCAGATGTTCCGCCTAAATATATCTCGGAAGCCAGTGTAGTTGTTGCACCATTATAATAAGTAACTGCTATACTGTTCCTTTGCTTAAACTTGGTTGAAGATTGTCTACCATACTGACCAAAATACATTGTTCTTGTTCCAACACAGTATGGAGCACCTGTTGGTTTTGCTGTGCCAGTTACTCCAGTATAAATAATAGCAAAAGATGAGGATGGATTTAATGTAGCCTCGCCCCATACTCTATAATCACTAACCTCAACACCATCAACCCAAACACCATTATATCCAACGGACGCCCAGTCGTAATTCGCGTATCTATATCCAGTAAATGATGTTCCAGAGGCATCAACCATACTGTCCAAATAAGCAAAGGTTCTAGGGTATATCGTTCCGTCATTATCTATGTTAAGTGTTTGTAATGCCTCGCTATTAGAGGATGATGTTTTTGTTCCAGCGGAACCGCCAGTATAACTACCAACATTACCACCAGCATTACCATCTTTTGTTGCACCTACACCAGCACCACCATTAGCTCCAGCATATCCACTAGCTCCTGGTAAGGCATAAGTGATTTCACTAAATTGGTCTGTATACCCATACTGGCTAGATGAGCCATCAGCACTGCTAATACTAAATGAATTGATTGATACTGTGCTAGCATTACCATTACCACCAGCAGATGATGACGTATAGCCAGATGCGTTATAACTCTCTCTACTACCAGCACTACCACCACTACCAATGGTGATTACAATATCGTCATCTGTTTCAACTACTATATCATTTGTTGATATATTAATTTTACCACCAGCACCGCCAGATGATGCCATACCACCAGCTCCTGCGGAACCACCGCTAACTGTATTACCATTTGTGCCATTTACACCAACTGATAAACTTGCGGTATCACCAGCAACACCATTTTGACCATCCATACCACCATTTCCGCCGTTTCCACCACCAATAGTGATAATCTTTATGTTTCTATGTGTT